CTGCGCTTTTGGCTTGGCATCTGCCGCACCTCGCTCGCCGTATCGGCACTTAGAATTATGCGGTATTGCCTTATATTTTGTGTGGATTATGCGGGAACAAAAAACAGATTTTCAGGATTCTGTCTCTTTTTCTCTTTTGTTTACCTCTCTCTCGCTGGCTTCCACCATCGAGATCACGTTCAGCAGCACCAGCCGCACCACAGCGGGGTGCAGGCAGCTGTTGTTGATGGCGTTGATGACGGACTTTTGGAGTTCTTCAATTTTTGCGGTTGTGGTCATTTCATCACCCTTTCTGCCATCGGGGAGCCGGAATATTCCGGGCGCGGATAGCTTGTATCTTCGGTTCGCGTGCCGCCGCAGGCTGCCAGCGTAAGCGGGATGACCAATGCAAGCACCAACAGCAAAGCCAACGTGGCCAAAATCTGCATGAATTTCTGCATTAAATCTCCCTCCCGTTCACGCTCAAAGAACCGCATTCAATTCTGCCGGGGATTTCAAACTTGCTGGCATTGCAGTGGATGACCTTATCTACCTGGTCAATGGCAATGCCCACAAACTCGCTGGTGGCCCCGCCGGTGGAATAATCAAAGCTGGGGTCGCCGGTGGAGAACCAGCCTAAAAACGTGTAGCGGGAGTTATCGCCAATATAAGATTTGCCGTACCGGCTGCTTAACACACCGGTCAGGTTGTTTTCCCAGTACCAGCGGATGCGCCCCGTGTCAATGTCCACACGAGTGCCAGCATCTTTGCCCATACGAATCCAGGCATTGTCCAGGTCATAAGTGGTTGTGCGCGCCTTATTGTGAATCTGCCCGGTCGTAATGTTTCCGCCGTTGATAATGGTCTTGTCCTGGTTCCATGTGCTCAAATCCGAAAATGTCACCACGCCGGATAGGTTGATCTGTGCGCTGGTGATCTCTGTTCCGCCTGCCGTCAGCTTGATGGTGCTGCTGGTTCCGCTTGTGCTGGCCGTCAGCTTAATTTCGTTCACAGTCTGCTTGATCTCGGTTTTGGTTTCGTTGGCGGTCAGATAGTCGCCGGTGCTGGCCGTCCAGGCAGTGGGGGCATTGCCCATCTGCACCATGGGGTGCATGATGGTCAGATCGTTGGTAACGGTGGCGCGGTCGTTGGCTGTGCTTACAAACAGACCGTCTGCATAGCCGTCCGCGGTCGCCGTGAACGCCGCCCAGCGCAGCTTCCAGCCGTTATCCAGCGCAATGTCCTGCTTTGCATTTTTGAACGCGCTGCCATAGTAGGCTTTGGTTCCGCTGGGGGATTTGGTTTCAAACTGCAAAAACAGGCTGTCCGTGCCGGAGTTGAGCTTGTACAGTACCGATGCACAATAGGTCATGCCCTTGGCAATCACCAGCGTTTTGTCCGCACCAAAGTGGAAGCGGGTGTTCCGCGCTTTATTGGTCACGCGAACAGATTCACCGCTGATCGTGTATGTTCCTTTTTTGCTCAGGTCATTGCCGCCTGCATCCAGTGTCGCATTGTTCCAGTCGTCGGTGCCCGCAATAATATTGTTGCCGCCGGTGATCCGCTGCGTTACCGTCTGGGTAATGCTGTCGGCTTTCTGGTCGATCGCGGATACTGATTCTTTAACGGTTTTGAATTCCCGCTTTGTGCTGTCCAGGTCGTTGGAAATGGTTGTTGTCGTTTCTTCCAGACTGCTGACTTTTGTGCTGATGCTATTCGCCTTTTGGCTGATGCTGGAGACATCCTTTTTCAGGCTCTCCACCGTTGCGGTGGTGGCGTAATCCTGCAATTTGCTGTCAACGGCATCATTGGCAGCGCTGGTAGCGGTGTCCTTCACGTTGGCCGTTACCGTTTCAGTCACTGACTTGGTGACTTCGGTTTTGATCTCGTCAGCGGTCTGGGAAAACAGGCTTTTTGCGCTTTCCTGGGTCAGATAGTCGCCGGAGCTGGCGTTCCACGCGGTGGGGGCGTTGCCGTATTGCAGCATGGGGTGAAGCAGCGAAAACTTGTTGGTGTAGCTGCCGCCAAGCCCCGCCCTTATGCTGCCGCAGCCAAGCTCGACCGTTTTCAGAATACCGGTGTTGCTGGGTGTCCAGGTGCCATACCGCAGCACCCAGCCGTCTGTCTGCTTAATTTCAATCTGGTTTTCGGTTGTTATGCTGGTATAGTAAGAATTTCCGTTGTCGGCGGCATATATAAGGCTCAGGCACAACCCGTCGGTGCCGGAAATTGGCTTGTACATGACGGACAGGCACAGGGTAACGCCTTTGGTAATGCGAGCGCCAACGGTGTTGAAAACAAAATACCGATTGGAGTTTGCGTTTGTCACGGTCGCGCTGCCGGTATCGTTGTACGTAACCGAACTGCCGCTGACCGCGTTGCCTTGCAGCTTGGCGTTCTTGAAGCTCTCACTGCCCAGGATCAGGTTGCCGCCGCCAGTGATTTTGGTGTCTTTTTTCACCTCAGAGGAAAGCCCGTCCACCGTTGCTTTCAGGTCGGTGTACTTGCCGGTCAGGTCGCTTGCCTTTACTTCCAGGCCGTCCACGCTGGTCTTGATCTCCAGCATTTTGCCGGTCAGGTTCTTGTAGCTCTGGCTGTTCACGGCGCTGGAACTTTTCCGGCTGGCGCTGCCCACGCTCTTAAAGCTGGCCTTGCCGGATGAGATTGTGGCGCTCATCAGGTAGGTGTCGAACTCCCGCCCGCGTGCGTCCTTAACGTGCACGATCTGCCCGCAGGCAAGGCCGGAACTGTTGGGCACCGATACTTTGCAGGGGGTGTAGGTCACGTTTTTCAGCACGTTGTACAGGTTTTGTACAACGCTTTTCAGGTTGGCTTCGGTGCCGGTTGTCAGCAGCAGGTTGCCCTGAACTGCATAGGTGTTGGTGGCAGTGGTGCTGTCGGGGTAGATGACCCCCACGTCACTGTCCGACTGCCGGATCTGGACTTTCTCAATGGCCTTGACCGTGTAGTCCTCGTAGCTCAGGCTGTCAGCATAATAGGCGGTGCTGTTGCTGGCACCGTCCGGGGTGATTTTAGCAGTGCTGCGCTTGTCTGTGTAGGTCAAGAATTGCAGCTTGCCGTCTGCATTCATGTGGGCGTAGCAGCCTGCCGCTTCCGCCGCCCAGGAGATAATCTGGCGGCAGGTTAAATCATCCGCATAGAATGCCTGCACGCTGTAGTTGCCGTTGATGGGCAGGCTGCTGCTGGCAAGCGCGACCCCTGCCCGCTGGCAGGCCAGCTGAACCAGCTGCCAGATAGTTTTGGGGAACTGTGCCTGATTGGCGTGCAGCCAGCCGGAGAAGTCCGCATCCAGCTTGGACATGGTGTCGTAGGCCGTGACCTTGTAGCTGTTGCGCTTGGTGCGGGTGGGCTTTTCGGCATAGAAAACGCCCACCTTGGTGCGGTTCCCGGCATCATCCTGCCGGTAGTAGGTCAGGGCGTCCCCGGCAGTAATTTGCAGGCTGCCGCCCGGGTCCGCCCAGATTTCGGCTTCAATGTAGTCCGAAAACGCAGAGCCAATAGTGAACTCCTGCCCGGCGTTCACCGCAGTATGCAGCGTCAGGCTTTTGACCGCGCTGCCGGGGGAGCCGCCCTTTAACTCGGTGCCGCTGGAGAGAGTGAGGATTGGTTGATACAAATACACACCTCCTTTGGTTTTAGTTAGGAGGTAGGAGTGAGGAGTTAGGAGTTCATGGTGTGCGCGTGCGCGCACGGGTTGAAAATTGGGCCGCAATCCCGTAGGGGCGCACATTGTGCGCCCGTCACCCTGTGGCAAATCCTGTTATGGCATCTACCGCAAAGCCCCGGAACGGTCAAGACCGTTCCCTACAATGCCGGACCTTAGGCCCGTTTTAACCCCTACTTCCTACCTCCTAACTCTCAATCAGCATTCAATAATGTTAAATTTAAGGTTCTTCCACTGTTTCGTCTTGGCGTTATGCCAGGCGATGCCGTATTTGCTGCAGTAGCAGGTGGTGGTTTCGGTCTCGGTGGAAGAACCGGCTTTGGGGTGGGTGAACTGAAACGTTGCCTTGCCTGCAAACAGCCCGATGGTGTACTTGTATTCGTCATCCGTCAGGCAGCTGTAGGCGATGGGCCAGGTGGAAACCTTTTCCCGCACCACTTCGCGGTGCATGTACCCGGCTTCATCGCGCCCGGAATCGCTGGAATCCAGGTCGGAATAGCTTGGTTCAATGTCGCAGTCCGGTGCGTACAGGGATTTGCCATCGATCTGGAACAGATTGGTCAGGGTCACGTTACACACCTCCTGTGGCAGTCAGCTGTTTGCGCTGCCAGCGCTGTACGGCGCGGCCTACGTCCTCGTCGGTCAGCTCAATGCCGTACACGGCGGAGAGAATCTCCCGCAGCACGGAAACCACGGCTTCAAAGCCAGCCATCTGGCCTGCCTGCATGTCATCCATGACCTCGGCCACAGCCTGCTTGATGGTGTCCAGCGGAGCTTCCACGTTGGTGCCGTGACTCTGGTCGCCCAGCACCGCCAGAAACTCCCGGTTCGCCGGGATGACCGCGCCTTGTGCCAGGTAGGGAATTTGCGGGGCGGTCAGGGTGCTGATATGAAACCCGACATGCCCGCCGCCGAATATGTCCGGCAGGTCGAACGACAACCCGTTCAGCGCGTTGATGACCGCATTGATGCCGGTCACAACGGCGGAGATCATCCGGTTGATGAAGCCGATGATGCCATTGACGGCGGTCTTGATGGCGTTCG